GATACAGTTATCAGTTGAGATAAATCTTAAGACCTACAACCTTGACATCCGTTGCGGCAGTGATGTTTGCACCACCTGCCTTTGCTTCGAGATTAATGTCGCCCAGTTCAGACAAAATATCGACATTTGTCTTTGGACCAACATTTTCAATCTTGACACCAGCAGATGCCTGCGCGAAGAATGCTCCAGGTTTGAAATCGGCAAAACTAGGTTTAGCTATACCAGCAGTGCAGAAGATGCTACCAATTTTTGTGGAGAGTTTAATATCTCCAGCGGCACAAGTAAATGCCAGTGCATTCTTTGGATTGAAGTTTAGAGTTGGTTTCTTAGAACCAGCAACAGTTACCTGATAACTTCCGATAATAGTCTGCTTTAGGTCACCAACAAATGTATCTGCTTTAGATCCTGTAGATACTGTTGCTGTAGTGCCACGAGGGTCGATCTGGATCGACCTAGACTCACTGGTTAACTCTGTCTTCTGACCAGTGATAACAGTCTCCATGTTACCAGTGATCTGCTTGATAGTTCCTGCCTGCATGGTAAGTTCACCACCACCAGTAGGTCCTGCTTGCATTACAATCCCATTCATACCCTTCAGAATAAGTTTGTCTGCCGCTTCAATGACCACATGGGTGCCAAAGATGCGTCTTTGTCCATGACACTCTTCTAGGTGGTTTCCGTTGCATACCACAGACTTTGCCAGTCCTACTTCTTCACCGCTACCTTCCTTACCTTCAGTGGTAGCACCCGTAGGGGTTGCAGTATTCTCTTCAATATTAGGTCCATCGTTCTTAGTGATCTGACCACCAGTAGTGTTGATCATGAATCGACCACCACATGGGTTTCCCTTGCCTCCAGGACCAGACACAAAGATAAAATCACCCTGCTGTGTGATAGTAAATCCGTGACCCGTCAACTTGTTTCTAGCGTCTAGGTCACCACCATCAGTTCTCAAGACATACTTTTCATTCTGATAGATGATAGAGATTTCCTCTACTACGTCAGGTCCCTTCTCATCAGGAGTTGCCTGTGAGTTTTTCTTAGCGGCAGCCTTTAATCTGTCGTCTTCTTTTTTGTTTAAATTGGATAATGCCATTAGGGACAATCAATATAACGACCAGTGCCAATCTTGGCAGAACCAACACGGACAAGTGCATCTGTATCTAGGCAAGCAAATGATGGAATGAACCTTGCTCCATATCCACCACCACCTACAATAGTCACAGTAGGATACTCATCATATGTTGTTTCTCTATCTAAGATTCTAACACTAATTACAAATCCATTGTCATCAATGACTGCTTCGGCAATGCCAAGTTCACCGTTGACAAAAACAGATGGGGCAGTAGTGTATTCCCTACCAGGAGATAGCATAGTAAAGCTATCGATAATACATCTCACACCAGAATCTTCAGGTGTATTGACTTTAAATCCAGAACCAGGATCAGTGACACGAATCTCTGTCACTCTACCATCTTGATCCAATAAAGGCAATGCTGTCGCACCTACACCTTCACCAAAAATGATGACTGCTGGTGGTTCAACATATGGATCTCCAGGTTCTTTAATTGGAATTTCGATGATTCTTCCCTCAATATCTGTGATTGGATCACCAACAACAGGTGCGATAGGATCTCTAGACACAACACCATCATCATCCTGAGTGTCATCAATCTCATCCAGTAACTCTTCCTCAGATAGATCACTGAACTGTCCTTTGATTGTTACTAGAGCACTAGCATCTGTTCCATTGATAGCAAAAATGAGAGGTTCATCTTTTTCAAACTCACCATCCTCAGCAATACCAACAATAACTTTTGCAGTGTTGTCTTCAATAACAAAATCACCCTGCAGGAATCCAGATACAATATCACTAGATGTGATATTTGTTCCAAATAGTGTGTATCCAAGTTGAACACCAGTCTCTACATTTTCTGTAGTGATAGTATATGTGATGAAGTCTCCTTCTTTCACGACAAATTTATCAGGAACAACACTGTATTTTGGAATATCAGAATCTGGAACTTCAGTCTGACTATCGGGTGGATTTAGATCATTGATCTCATCATCATCGAGATTGTCATCAAGTTCTTTATCTACATTTGTATTTGGTGGTGTTGTTGATGGAGACCCAGGAACTGGTGTTGTTACAACTCCAGTGCTAGTAGATATTTTCTTAATCGTACACTTAGCATAGTTGTTAGTGAACTGTGTACTTGCGATAAGTTTGTCAGGACTACCTCTTCTCAGAACCACGAAGAAATCTTCGTCTGGTTCATTTTTATCAGAATCTCTGAAAGTTTGAATACTGATTGGTTTTTCTGTTTCGCCAGGAGAGAATCCCAGTACACCATCACCAGTTTCATAATCCAAAGATGTTGCAGTGCCGTCAAGAGTCTTGAATGTTACACTGGAAGAAATGGTAGTTAGACCAGAGCGAGTTACAATAAACTCCGCTTTATCACCTTCCTCAACCTCAATGTTAGTAATGTTATATGTGATGACATTCTGAACTTCTGGTGGTTTAGGGAATCCACCAACAATATCTACACCAGTAGTTTCTAAAGTAGTTCCTTCGTATGCTTCTTCACATGTGTATGTTGCCCAGTCTGCACCTGTTCCATCCCAAGGTTCATCTAATGCATTCAGAATATCATCGAGAGAGAATCCTCTCTTCTGAGTCTTACATTTTGTGCTAACAGAAGTCTTCTTCTTACAGGAATGATCTGGACCATCACAAGAGATTCCCAGAAGTTTCATTACATAGTTGATTGCTTCTCCAATGATGTTAAGTGGAGCAGCAATAGCTCCCAAAATTGCCTGCAGAGGACCTAAAACTGCCTCCAGAAGTTCATTCAGCAATGACTGAATTTTGTTTAAGATACCAGAAACTAACTTATCAATTTGACATGCTGCTGCTTTATAAAGGTCAAATAGATATCCAAACAACAACTCTTCTAAAAATGCCTGAAGTCTGAGACCCAGGTCTGCCATGCTACATCCAACAATCTTTAGTTGTTCATTGAACCACTTAGTAATTGGTGTTAGAGCATTACCTTTGTCATCAGGTCTCAGCAGCAGTTTAATTAGATCATCTAGACCACGCTTAAGTTTCTCAAGAACATAACCCTTGACTTTTGCAACAAATGTCTCAATAATACGAGATGCTTTATTAACATACTCTCTACCAATATCAATTTTATCGTAGAGTTGTCCTGTATATTTTCCAACCAAGTATGTTCCTAGTTGACCATCACTTTGCTGAATATCTCTGAGCATGTCGCCCAGGAGTCTAGTAAATGTATTGTTTAGATCACTATCAGCACTACACTTCGTCGCAACACTGACTGTCCAGTTGTTTCCTGCTCTATTTGTCTTGGATGCTTCTGCACGCTTTGCTGCTGTAAGATTTGGTACAGTTGCTACTGTTGGTTGTTCTTCTGTCGTTTCAGTAGATCCACCTGCTAATGCATGACCTGCAACTGTCGGATTTACTTCTGCCGCTGCTGCTGGTTGATCTACTACTCTTACATCAGGATTCAAGTAAGTATTAAATGACTTACAAGGATCGCTTGGATTTGGATCAACAATAGGATCTGGTCCTGCACCTGCCACTTGACCAATAGATCCCATGATGACAGGTTGCTGCTGCTCTCTGTCTAGGAAAAACCCTACAACCCAATCTCCTGCCTCCAGTTGTGGAGTACCAGATCTGGTTGCACCAGTGCCATACGGTGTGGTAACGGGCATCATTGTGATTGCCCAGGGCAGATCATCAGTCGCTACTGCATTGCAGGATTTTGGATGGTGTCCAATAATGCGAACTTTATATCTGCCCGACCTCTTCGGATCAGGTTTGCCGTTAGATTTTTTTGTAGCAGTTTCTATCTGACCGATCCACCAGGAAAAACCATCGGAACCGATCTGATGTACTGGATACAAATGGGCAAGAGGATCCATATTAATCAGTCGTCAAAAATTTTACACTCTGGAGCGCCTGGTTCTTGATCGCAATAGAGTTCGAGTGGTGTGGGATCATGATGATCACCTGCTTCAATTTCTTCCTTATGATGCTCTACCCAATCTTCGAGATCGTGCAGTTCGCCTTCAATGTGACGACGCTGTTGTGGAGAAGTAGTAGGATCTTGCAGGATCTCCTTATCCTTCTCAATATGCTGTTCTACTGAGTCCATAAATGTACCTATGAAACGTTGGATTCTTTATATCCTAGCGAGTCTCTGACTAATTGCAATACTGTAAGACACTCTAGGTTTTGCATCATAAATTGATGGTTGATGCTTTTAATTAAATAGACGCCGCTGTGTTCTGGATCGAACGACCCGAGTTCTCCCTTACTTTGATTGGGGACTTGATTGGGCATCTTTACTATAATTTTTTCCCCTACACGCAGATCTAAATTTCCAGTAACTTCAATTGATAATTGATAATTGCTTAGGATTCCTCCTCTTGCAATCGATTGTGCTAAGTATTGTTTCTGAGAATCCGAGACCGCGTTGGTGTTGTCTGACCCTTCCTCTGGGTTTGCAACACCTGTACCATTATACCAGTTTTCGTGATTTACAACCGTAGACAATATGCGAGTAGGATATTGGGAGAGAGATTTTTGCCCCGATGGCAACACAGTTTGTGTACCGAGATGAGCCATTTTGTCCCATACATCGCTGAGTTTGTACGTATATTCTTCGTACTTCCCAGTATTTATGTTGAAAAAGCAGATCAGTGAAGAATATGCACCTGCTCGCATCTTCTTCATTATATCAATTTCTGACTGGAACGCAATGTTTTTAATCTTCCTGTCATCCTCTGCTTCGGTCTGTTCAATCTTTGCAGGTTTGTAAACATACTCAGCAACTGGTTCAGATCCATTGAACTTCTTGGGGTCTGGTGACACAACACTGTCAATGCTTCTGAATACAAAACCATCTCTAGTTTCATAGAAAAAATATCCAGCAGATCCACTTTTCACTGATGCTGTAGTGGGGGCATCAGATCTCTGTGAGGTAGTTGCAGCAGTCGCTGGACTTGGTTTAGATGTTTTTACTTTTGGTTCTACAGAGGATTCGGACACTGCTTTTGCTTGCAGATCTCTAATGATTCCAAATGGTTTTTTGTTTGCTGGAATCATTTTCATTACATTAAGACTTGGTTGTGTCTTAATTTTCGATCCAGGAACTGACAGGTATTCTTTGAGTAACTTTTCTACAATCTTAGTAGGAGTTCCTTCTAAGACTTTGTTGACTACAGAACCTTCATTCAATATGAATGCTTCAGATACAAGTCCTAATGTATAGATTCTTCTTCTATCTGCTTCAATTCTGTTACCAACTTTCCACAATCTGAACGCATACTCATGTGCTTTTCCAAGGTAATCAGTCACTTCAATAGTGACCTTCTCAAACCCCTGAACAGGTAAAGTAGATATCAAGTTAAATCCAGTATCATTAATGGTTAGTGTAGCTTTGTATCCAACATCAATGAGATCCTCAAAATACTGAAATCCTAGAACTACACCACCCTGTGATGCTCCACTCTTATAGATGTAAACTGGTTCGCCAGATTCACTGCCAACTTTCCAGATTTTGATAGACTTTAGATTAAAATTTGACGCTTTCATTATCCTAAGAAAGATGGTTTATATGCATCTGTGTAGGCAGATGTTCCTGGGTCGGCAACAGTCGCAAAAGCAGATACTTCCTGTGGTTGTTCTGTGCCACCCATTGCCACAGCATCGGACATATTTATTACTACTGGTGCCAATCTTGAAGCACCTTTCATTTTAGCATCCATTGAATTCATATTCAAGATGTTTGCCATATTGTTCGATGGTGGAGTTGGGAGACTGGATTGTGGTCCAAGAATTTGCCTTCTTTGTTCTCCATAATTAGAGCTTCCATACTGATCTATCAATCCCCTTTGGAATTCACCATATGTCGTGTTACCTAAAGGTTTGCCTTGTGCTTCTTCAATCGCTCTGATTCTTGATTCGGGGATGTACATATCCCTAATTCCTCTCACCATATTTGTTATAGGATTACTTGATTCTGTTTCACCATAGCGATTTGTACGAGTTGGTGTTGACTGAGGTGCAGTTCTCAAATTTCTCTGTGGAATTGCTTCGGGTCTAACCATATCAGATCCCCCGTAATATGGAACCAAATTATATGGTCTATCTCGGTTCTGATTGAATCTTTCTACGCCAGATCGACTATCAGGGTTTTCCAATGGCCAGAGACTGCCCATTTTGGATTTTCCAGTATCTCCCCTATATCTTTCTCTGAGACCTAATGGAATTCCAAGCAAATGGAATTGAGTTTCCAAGCGAGTTTCATACCCACCAGCACTGTTCCTAGTCGTCAATGGTTTTAAAACTGTACCAGTGCCAGGGAGAGCAAATCCACCAGTTCCAACCTTACTGCCTTTGAATGTATTGTTACTGATATTCTTAGTAGATCCACCAACACGCCTACCGTATCCTATTCCTGGTGGACCGTTACCTCTATCATTAAATGCGTTACCTAAGAATTTGAAGAAGTTTTTGACATTTTTAACTCCACCGCCAATTAGTCCGCCCATTGTCTCAAAGAAACCTTCACTATCACCAGATTGACCAAACATACCACCCGAAGAACGAGCAAATGCTTTTTTACTAGGCAAAACATTTGTAGTGAACTTTTGTTTTACTGAGTTTTTAATATTGAAAGCATCAGCAATAGGATCTGTAACTGAACTGACAACACTTTGCATTCCAGGAGACTGATCTGCTAGCATTCCAGCAGCATTAGCAGTCTTATCCATAGCGAGCAAACCAGCAACTTGACTAGGCATGGCCATGGCAGATGCTAGGTCTTCAGTTGTAGCATCATTAGTTTCATTTTGATTCAAAGTTGGCGATCTCAATGGAGATCCACTCATAATAGATTCGTTTGGAGTAACAGATGGTGCTGTAGATGCCTGACTAGTTCCTACTTCATATTGCTGAATACCCTGTGTAGGGGTGCCCATCTCAAACGATTGAGTGTAATTATTATTGACAGGGGTAACCATCTCATTGCCATGAAGCATGACAGGATACCCAGAGTTGGGTCCAGAGAACATACCACCAGCTTCTGCTTTTGGTATATTTGGATCCGTATTCATTCTATCAACTAGATCATCCTCTCTATCATTCTCCGCCAGAACTTCACCAACACTTTCACCAACCTTTGCAAATCTATCTGTACCAGAAGTTATATCAGTATCAGCAACTTTCTCTTTGACATCCTCAGTCTCTTTCAAATCTGCTTGCTGCTTATTGAAGTCAATCTGCTGATTCATCACATCAATAAGTTGATCCAACTTATCAGATACGATATCAGTATTGAGTTCTAATGCTTTCGCAATGCCTAATGAAGACTCTTTCGCACTTGCAATCTCACCATCAATCTGCCCCTGCTTGTCTGCAAGAGAAGCGACAGTTCTACCCATCGACTCAGCAACCTTGGCAAACAAGACGCCAAGCATTTCATCCTTGACTTTGACAGGTTTGTCTTTGTTAACAGTATCAGTATACTTGGTGGTTGAATCAACCATTGGCGTATTTGCCTGAACCTGTTGATTCAGAGGTGCGCCAACTGCAACAAACGGGAATGGATTACCTGCCCTTCTTTCTTTTGCTTGTGCAGTTATTGGACTAGACTGACCACGATTAAAATAATCAGAAGGCAGAGGAGATGCTAATTCAGTTTTTTGTCCTCTAGCAAAGTAATCAGGATACTTAAATTTGTCACCAAATTTTTTCTCCCTGAACATGCTGGGAGTAAATCTATATGGTAGTGCCTGCTTGAAAAACTCACCACGCTTTAATTGTGGATCTACACCATATTTTTTTGCTTCTTTTTCAGCAGTAATCTTCTCTTGCTTTGCATCTCCACGCGCATTTTGCACCGTGTTATACAAAAACGATGCAACTGTAGTGGTCAGATCTCCACTATATGTGCTTGAGTATCCTGCCATCTTTAGGTTGCGAGTCTAGACATTTGATAGTTCTCACGAGTGTATCCCGTGGGTTGACGGGTAGCTACCATACCTCCACTGTTCATCGAAGGTTTTGTTACGAATACAGTTTTATTTAACACCACAGGAAGCAAGTTTAACTCTTCCTCAATAGATTCTACATCGGCACTAGATGCCATCAATCTCTGTGGAAGATTTGATTGATTTGGAAACAAATCTAACAAGTCCCACCATTGGTTTTCTCCAGGTGCTGGTGCTGGTTGTGGTGTTGGTGTTGTAGATGGTTTAGGTGGTCTTGGTTTTGGAATAACTCTCTGTGGGAATGGCATAGCACCCCTAGATAACTGATTTCCACTACCATACGCAGCAAAGAAAGAGTTATTTCCATAACCCTCTCTCATAACAACATCAGCACCCTCAACTTTATATCCTAGAAACTCAGTTCTTCCACCAATTTTTCTAGCGGCAGCTGCCTGCATTGCAGGATTTTTCATTGCAGCAAGAGTGGATTCATACAACTCTTGCATTTCAGCATAACTAACACGTTTTTGGTATCTTCTCCAATAATATGATCGCATTGCTTCAATAGCAGATGGTTTGTCTTTTACTGCTTTCCATTCTGGAGATGTTTTTGTTAGTGGTCCCTGCGATGCGTTTGGATTGATGTATGCTGGTTGATATTGACCATTTGCAGTAATAACACTGAAAAGAGTGCTACCATATGTGCCATCTCCAAGTCTATTCATAATAGACTGTGCTACATCAACTCTAGCCTGAGGAACTCCAGCCTCCAAAGAAGATATTGCAACTAGAGCAGCAAAGTCTTTATCACTAACCTTTGTACCTCTACCTTGCTTAGATCCACCAGTACCACGCTTAAAGTAGTTCTGTGCCCCACCAAGTCCGCCTTTACCATATCCTTTTCCCTGAGGACCCTGTGGTTGTGAAGCAGATGGAGTAGATGGAGGAGACTTACCTTCAAGATTTAGAACATATCTCTGCAATTGTCTAAAGTTTTTTGCAGGAGCAACAGAGTCTGGTTCATAAAAATCCAAACTTGTATGTGGACCTCCCATATTACCAGCACCAGGAGCTGGAGTGCCACTGTACCATGGTCCGATCCAACCAACTGGACCTAGATAATCACCCACAGATATAGATTGTCCTTTTTGTACTACTGGAGTTCCAGGAGAAAAGTGTGCATATAAAGAATCAAATTGTCTAGAAGGATCAAACGGATCGGTACTTCTGATAGTTACAGATTCTCCATACGCAGGACTACCAGGAACAGGACCTACATCAATAACTTCACCAGAGAAAACAGCATAGTTTTTATAAATGTTGTTGAAACTAAAGTCAACTCCAGGTTCTCCCGATTTATCTATACCCTGTGCCGCGTCAAATGTAACTGCAGTCTCAGGTAGATTTTTATTCCAAATATGAGATTGAGTCCCGATTTGTGGTGTTAATCTAGGTCGTTGTCTGGATCCACCACCTCCAAAAAGTCGTTGAAGTGGGTTTTGCTGCCTAGGAGGAGCATTAGGAGCATTAGGAGCATTAGGATCTGGTTCTTCCTCCTCAGGGAGGTTTCCATATTGAGTAGTATTAAATGTTTGAGTTAATCTTCTACTAAAATCAAAAGCATTGCTTGCTTTAACTGCTCTTGGTTTGACATCTGCTTTCACTGGCACATTATAAATTTTAAATGGCAATCTAGATACTTCTGATAGAATAGCACCATCAACATTACCCGCTCTAGCAGTAGCATAACTAATAGAGAGAATTTTACTACCAAGACTTTCAATAGCAGCAATTGACAATCCAGACTTGGGATCTACTCTATCTACAGACTCTTTACCATGAAGGATTGCAAGTCCTTTCTTTGTATATTGGTTTTGTGTGCCAGTAGCATATTGCTGAGTCTCAGACTCTTTCTTCATGTCTCTGGCAGCAAGACCAGCATCGATTGCTAGAGACGCCGCAGTGCCGATACCAGGCACAAATGCTGCAGCACCAGAAGCAAGTTCCAATGCCGCACCCATAGGATCGGGTGGTTTCTGGAACAATCTCTGTGCTGCAAATATAGCAGAGATACCAAGACCAATACCAAATGGAAGTTTTTTACCTACAGTTTTAAGTCCTGCCTTTGCCGCTCCCTTGGCACCAAGTTTTATACCAAGTGTCTTTGTGCCTTGCTTTGCATAATTAGTCAGAGCAGTTCTCGCTGCTGCCCTAGGTCTCAGCATTGCCCTAGCAGCAGGTCCCACTCTCCTGCCAAGTTGTCTACTTAATAGTCTACCCCTTGCTCGCAATCTTCTGGGTACTATTCTCTGTAAAGCAGTTTTTGCTCTTCTAAGTAGCAAATCTTTGATAAAGTTTGCAATGAAATTTCCAGGTCTGTTCAAAAGGTTCTTCAGATACCCCTTTGTACCAGATCCACCGCCACCACCAGTAGCTCTAGCAGTTTCAGCGTCGTCAGCAAGTTTTTTGTCTAATGCTAGTTTTTCTTGAAATACTCCAAGCAGCGCATCGAGTTTATTGATCAACATTTCATTGTGATCAATAATCAAACTAGTATTATGCGCTGTTAACGCTTTTATCTCATTAATCTGCTCAAGACTTTTCTCTGCGCTTGCCTCCATTTGCATCAATTTAAGATCGATGCCCACACCAAATACTTTAGCAACATATTGGCGATTTGCCTTATCTGTTACTTTTGTTGCTTTTGGGTCAACTGCACGCTCTGCCTCTTTGACAGATTCCTTTAATTTATCCTGTTCTTCGTCTGCCTTGTCTCTATTTTTCTCGATTCTTTTTTTGACAGCAGAATATAACTTACTCGCAATCGTAGTAGTAAGGTCTCCACTATATGTGTTTGAATAACCCGCCATTATTGCTGCTGTTGATTGCGTTGCTTGACTTCTTCAAGATACTGCATTAGGAACGCAACATAAACTTCACGCTCCCAAGGCATCCAATTTTCTATTTCACTCAAGCTATATTTATGGTACTGCATCAACGCAAAATTAACCCTGTAATACCCCTCCAGACTGTTCTGGAAGAGTGCTACGCGAAAAAACTCTGGAGACCCTCCATGGTGTACTCTGATTCTACACCAGTTTTGGGATTTGTGACCTTAAAGGTATGTCTCAGTTTTGGCGCTGTTTCGTAAAATTGCTGAATTGCCTCAAATTGCTTTGTAGTCAAACTATCGACAAATTCGCGGAATTCTTTATTAGAAGTAGTTGTAGTATCGTAAACATCTTCACCTTGGTAAATCTGCTCGATGCTTTCTGCAATCAACTCAAAAACTTCTTCGGTATTGAGATCTTTCTGCAAAAAGTCCAAATCAATGAATCTTTGCATACTAGGATATGTCATGACAACGCCAAAAGTGTCGTCAAACTCAATTTTGGTAGAATGACCTTCTGGTTTGAATACCTGAATATCACCGATGGAAACCTTAACATCAACCTTGGTTTCATTGTCATCTTGACAAGTAACAGTCAAACTAAGACTTTCACCAATCGATGCGCCACGAATATTCAGAAATAGGTACTCTAGATCAAAAATGGGCAATTGATCTACTTTAATTCTGCTCAAAACGCAGTTTTTGATCAAATCCTTCACTGCCTGACGAATCTGCTTTTCATCCTCAGATTCCAATGCCAATAAAAGGACTTTTTCCTCTTTTACCAAAAATGGGCGATATTTTACAGTTTTACCCGTAGATGGCAATTCAAGTTCGTATGTTGGATAACCAACCTTTGGCAAAGCCATAATAATAACCTCAGATCGTATATTTATTTAGAACGACTTTTTGAATCCAATTTTTGCGGAAAAAATTTTCCCAGTTTTGCGGAATCGAAAAATCAATTTTGCTGTGCAGTGAAAATATTGTGTTTCTTATAGTGTAAGTTAACTGTCACTTTTGTCAACTGAGATCCACCATAAGCAAGTGGTACAGAGTCAATACTATATGGATATGCATCTAATAAATTGAATCCAATAGATGGTCTGTCTGCATTGGCCCCAGTCTCAGTCTTAATAATTCTCACTTTACCAGTATAGTCATCAGGATAATTTAGTCTAACCTCTTGATTGGTAGATTCTGTAGCACCCTGCTCGAAATTAGAAAGGGATCCATTCACTGGATATAGATTGTATGGAACTCCACCAAAAACATAATCATGCCACGCAGAAAAGAATTTTAGTGGTGTCATGTTTGCATCACATAAAAATCCCAATGTCACATCCGAATAGATTCTAGTATGTGCATACTGAAATGGTCCTTCACCAAGATATCTTCCAGTCATTAGTCCAGTTTGTGCCTGCACATTTGGAAGCTGCGCCTCATCACAAAAAAGTTCAATCCACCTTTTATCATAATTCCAATCTTTATACCAGGGTAGAGCACCGTTTTGATCAAGAGATGGTTGAATATAGATGCGATAAGAAGTGGAAAGAGACATTCCGCCTCTCGACGATATTCTCTCCACTATTTGCTTGATGGTTGCCACTCTAAATATAACTGTGGGATCTTATATATTTATGGCATATTCTGGACTGTATAAACCAGTCAACCCTGGGAAGTACCGTGGCAATCCTACTAAGATCATCTATAGATCGCTATGGGAACGAAAGTTCATGGTGTTTTGTGACAATACTCCATCTATATTAGAGTGGGGTAGTGAAGAAGTCATTATACCATACCGCTCTCCTCTAGATGGTAGAGCGCACAGATACTATCCAGACTTTTACATTAAAGTTCGTGAAAAATCTGGACTGATTTCAAAGTACATAGTTGAGATTAAACCAAAGAAACAAACAACACCGCCTAATGCAAAAAACAAAAAGACTGCTGCCTACAAGAGGGATGCCCTGACGTTCGCTAAGAACCGTGCTAAATGGGACGCTGCTCAGGACTACTGTGAAGATAGGCAGATGAAATTTTTAATTCTGACCGAAGATCACCTAGGAGTCTAACAATGGCACAAGGATTTGCGGAAATCCAACGCAACGACCTAAAAAACACTGATGGATACCAAACTATATTTGAAAAAGTCACCGATGCTACGGGTGGCGAAAAACAAACACTAACATGGTATAAAAACGAAGTAAGAAGACAAATATCTAGATTCGCAAAAGACAAGTCAAAATATCTCAGAGATGAGCGTCGTGATCGTCTTGGTTCTACGGATGAGCAAGACGGCAATGTACTTAGACGATATGCAGTTGCTGGTCACATGTACATGTTTGAGTACAAGGCAACATCTAGACTACCATACTATGATAAGTTTCCTTTAGTATATGTAATCAAAGCAACTCCAACTGAATTCTGGGGATGCAACTTTCATTACATGACACCTAAAAAGAGAATCATGGCAGTGAGATCATTGATGCGTGGAAAGATTGACTTTCCTAAGATTTGCCTCCATAAATATTTGAAAAACAACATCGGAGGTGGTTACATTCTAGACTTACACGCAAACGAATGGGACACTTCAATACTCCTACCTGTTGAAGACTTTGTTGTTCAGGTGAAGGGCGGTCATCAATTTGATTATGAGAAAGAATTAGTTTGGCAGGAGACAAACGAAAAATTCTATGACAAATTGAAAGCTCAAAGAATCATCAGAGGATATAGCACCAAAGAATCAAGGGAAATGGTAAAGTAAATGGCAAAACCACCATACAGAAGAGCAGACTGGTACATAGGAAAAGACGGTAGGTATTACATTTGGAACGAAGGTAGCAAAACTTTCAAAGGACCATCTAACGATCCTGGTGTATTTAATCCCTTTACTGGGGAAAAAGGAAGACAGGTGACACCAAGGTCAACCG